TTTGTTGACAAATCATCAACGTCATCATAATGATCATAAATGGTACCAGCTACCCAATCGATACGACGAATCATCATAACAGCATCCGTTCTTTGGACACGCTTAACAAACATCATATTTCTATGTGTTTGGCTGTTATATGACTCAGTATCAAGTGGGTCTTCTGGCGCGTCAGTCGGTGACCATTTTGTGGTTTTACCCACAAAGAAATAAAAGAAGTCGTTCTCGTTAACTATGTCACGATAGAAACTTCTTGCTAGTTCATTTCTAGCCAATGTTCTTAGCAATAGGGCCACAGTTTATAACCTATTATTCTACAGTGACAGTCCAAGTGATTGTCATCGAGTCACCTGCAGCCTTGTTGATAACTGCAAACTCGGTGCGGCAAAGCATTGTGCCACCGGATGATGCATTGAAAATGCCTGCTTCTGTAACGGCGCCAGTGCCAGTACCAGCACCGAACGTTGCAACGTATGCCACAGAGTTACCTGTAACAGTTGTTGATGTAAGAGCAACGCGACCAAGCGAAGTCTGAAGTGCAGTGTCGGCTGGGTCTGGATCAGTTGTACCCGAGCCGATTGCCATGTGAGTCATTGCTGTTGCAGTGGCGTCCTTCATGCGTGATGCGATGTAGTCTAGGCCTGCGTCAACAACGAGGTTGGTTACATTAAGTTCTTGCTTAAGGTTGCCTGCATTGTCGTTGACAACGATAGACAGCTTACCCGTAGCCGAAAGGAAATCCTTATTTCTCATGAGTATTATACCTTCTTCTTGTGTTAAATCGAATTGTTACTTCCAACGTAATCGCCTGCTTCATAAGCGCCAGAAGTGTAATCATATGACCAGTAGTCTTGTGTATTTATATTGCCTATTTCGCTTACTGTGGAAGTTTCTACTAGATTTTTGTTGATACTAGAGTATGTATCTTCCATGGTGTGAAGCGTAGACTGTGCAGCCTTACCCGGCTCAATTATCTCAATATTTTCATTGACGCCGTTTGGTAAGCCATCACTAGACGCCTTATTTACCGATAGGGAATTATTATCTGAGACAGAAACACCATCGGTTAATGTTTTTGTGAATGAAGTTTCTAAAACATCCGTGGCCGTAGGATCATCATTAGGCAGGGTGTGTGATAGATCAATTGAGTTTATAGTTTCAGTTGCAATTACCGTATCGTTAATTACCTTGGTGATTACCATATATGGTATGCTATCACCCGATGCAACTGTTTCTGTTAGACCTTTACCCGCTTGGATGGATGCGGTATCAACAGTAGATAGAATAATATCTGCCTCAGGTTTGTAGAAGTCAGATATTGAACTATCAGACGCAATATAGGATTCACTAATCGTTCTCAGGAAACCGAAATAGATATCATCGGTGGTAACTGGAATATCCAGAAGGGTTTTACCGACATCAATAGTATCAATAATATCACTTGTTATGGGAACGTCTTCTACCCTCTTACCCACATCATTGATGACAAGTTCGCCAAAGCCGTTACTTGTATCAGATAAAGTCTTACCGACATGAGACACATGTTCGTCGTTAGCAAGATATACATCATCAAATATCTTCATAAACTCTACTGCGATGTCATAATCTATGCCAATAGACTCAATCGCGTGAAGATTTTCAATTGGGAATTCGTAGAAGTGAATTGGTTGACGAACAACTTCAAAAGAAGCGCCAAGCTCTATCGTGCTTCTAACTAATAGTTCACTGAATATCGCCATACCGGCTGGGTGAACAGTGTTTTTCACCATTGTCATCCAGTTAACAGATGGCACCTTGGAACGAAGAACATACGAATAATTTTGGTAATAGTAATTGTCTTGGAGTTTATTAACATCCGACAACATACCTTGACGATTCTGGAATCCTTCTTGTATCGAAGTTATTGCTCCAGTAGTGAAACTAAGAACACAATTTGATCCGGATTGCGATGTTATCGTATCTGTAAATGTCTGTGCTTCAAATCCACTACCACTTGAGAAGATTCTTACCTTTGTAGGTCTTCCTTGAGCATTGACGCTATCAATAATAACACTAGCTCTATTATCTACGCCGAACTGGACGTAATCGCCCGCGAAATAATTTAGAGACGTATCTGGGAAACTGAACACATATTGCCCAGTTGTTCCGCTTTCGGAAATTGAGTATACTTCACCTTGTAAGAAGCCATAATTAGGTGAACCAGAAACGCTGACAATCCCTACGGTGTCTGTAATGCTACGTGAAACATAACCATACTTATCTGTAAACTCATCAATATATACAAACGACCGTATGGTATCCGTGCTAAACGATATGATAGTGGATTCTTCTGTGTATCCTGTGCCACCGGTTAACATCGAAACATATTCGATACCACCGGTATCATTTAGATACGCTTGTGCCGTTGCTCCAGTAGCATCAATGTCGGAAATAAATGTAACGGCTGGAATTGCATTATAGCCACTACCGGGTGCATCCATCGCATCAATGAACCGCTGTTCGTCGCCGGTGCCGGCGGAAGTAAAGTTAATAAAGTATTCTTTAGATAACGCATGAAAATTGCCGACACCTTGTGAGGTAAGATTCAATTCATTGTATGTTGAAATAGTTACATAGTCTTCAGCGAAATAGGTATCGTCCAAGCAATATCTTGGATCACTATCAAGTAAAGATTCCGCGAGTTTGATGGTATTGTTATTAATTTTAATAACATAATACACGCCGGTATCATCAAGGCCGCCAATTTCGGTAGAATCTGCCTTATATACAACCAGATCGCCAGTATTATAACCATGTTCTGCTATCGTTATGGTATTAGTAGAAATGTTTACATTGGCACTTCTAAAAAAAGTTCTTGTAGGAACTTGTTGCAACGCAATTTTGTCACGATACAATCGAAAATATCTACTGTCAATTACTTTAACAAAATATTGTCTATATGGAATTAATCCGCCAATTGCCGAGCCTTCCATAGGATCATAGATAACACAATCGCCAGTTGTAAACCCATGGTCTGGAATTAAAAATCTGGCATATATGTCAAAGTTTTCAGCCGGATCGAAGTCTCTAGAAGAAACTGCCGGGTCACCAGTAATGGCCTTTATTTCACCATCAACTATCAGTGGCACAGCATTTCCACCTGCGCCAGGAAGAGTGACAGTATCATTTTCTTCATGCTTAACATAAAGTTCATATGTTGGAACAGTAGAATATGCTAGTCTAGTTACTTCATCAACTGTAATATCATGTGTCTCAAAAGTTGCAACACTGCCAATATTAATGTGAGAATATATCTTCGCTCGTTTACCCTTTAGTTCAAAAGGATCCAATGAGATGGTATCATCTGTTGTGATACGCATTTTTTCGCGATTAATCCAAACACCATCGGATGCTTTTAATACAAACTTTGATGGGTATATAATATCAACATGTTCGTTGAAGAAAGTTCTGAATATGAACAGAATACTTTCTTCTGAACCTTTTGCCTCATAAAACTCTCTAATAAATTTTATAAGACGCCTATCCGTAATAAGCGAATCTTTCGGGAACATCTGTAAATATTGTTCACGAAACGACGGAATAAAAGCATCAAGTGTATTATTGACATCGGAAAAAGAGCTGGCATTCAATAAGACATTATTCGCCTCTCCGTCCTGATCTAGAAACTCATAGTATTTTTCTAGAAAAAGAACGAATTGTGGGAATTCTGCTCTGATATAATCTGGGACTTGATTTGCAATCAAATATGCCAGAGAATTTTTGAAATCCGACATGTATTAAGTTCCGATTATATTGATTGTTGTGCCTGTGATATAATTTCCAGTACCAGAGATAGTAGAAGTGTCTTGTGCTAGAACCAAGCTCTTATTCGCAAACGGTGTTGTCGCAAATGTATAAGATATATCTTCATTTACTGGTGCCATAATAATGTCGGGTGACGAACCTTGTGGCTTAACATAAATTCTGAGATAAAGATCACTACCAGAAATGCTATTGATATACAAACTTGGTATCAAGATTTTACCTGCTCTATAGTCAATTGTCCCTACGGTAGAAGATATCAGAACATCGGTATCATCATACAAATCTAATGCACCTGGTATCGTGTCATCTTCTGCATAACTGTCTCGTAGATAGCATGTTACTTGTTTACCCGATGGTAGTATTGTGGTAAAAAGATTTGATCGGACACTATTAGGAGCAATTGTGGCGTTATATGCAAATGAAATTCTATTGTTTTCGCCAGTAAATGGTTCATATGCTCTATGTAGATTCATTTCTATATTTGTAGCATAGATAGACGGTGAAACAGAACTTAATAATTCCAACAATTCTGAATAGTAAAAGCTCTTTTTTACTTTTGCTGTAGTATTTACAAAATAACTTGCCAAGTATTCGCTCATGGTATTCTGAATAACAGAAGCAGAAACAGATGTATTATTTTTTAAATATCTTGCGGTTATATTAAAGCTCGCATACAGATATGTTGGATCAACAAATACAGGTTGAATTCCCACAACACCTCTAGGCTTTAGAATATCTCGTGCAATAGATGACTTATCTGATTCCGTAATAACGCTATCAGGCAGAGGCTCAATAGAAACAAAAACTCTACCATAGATGGGAGGATCGTTATCTTCTCCACCCCAAACTGTTATTGAATTGATGTTGCTATATTGACTCTCTATCAGTGCCATGTAGTCTTCGGCAGTCACCGCTCTATTCTTGGTGGCGTTGAATTTCGGTGCAATATACCGAATAGAATCAGTTGACTGTGCGGCCGCGCCACCATAAGACGCTGCACTCGAAACGGAAATTATTTCACCCGAGCCAAGAATTACAGACTTCGCTGACAATGCTGTAATATTATTAGCACCCGCGCCACCGCTTACGAGATAATCTATAGTAACAATATTACCAGTTGTTAATTTTTTACCTAAAACGTTATCACCGAAACGAATTTCAACTAGTCCATTTGCATTTTCTTCGACAAAGAATGCTCGTGTGGTTTCTGTGAGAGAAACGATGTTCTGATCTTGAACAAAAGTTTGTACCTCTAATTCAGATGACGATGTTTGAACTCTACATGTTATAGTAGAAGTATCGACATTTTTATTTAAAAGTTCGAATGGTCCTGATTGCGTATCGGCAGTAACAGTAAAGAAGTTATTAGTTCTTACGCCTTCAACCAGAGTTGCAACGAATGTGAAAGTTCCGTCTGCTTTTATCGCAGTAATATCGTCTTCAGGATAAAATGTATACGTAACACCATCTGAGCCAACTCCTCTAAACCCTATATTTTTACTTATAGTAGCCACGCTTGATGTATAAGAAAGCGGCGGAGTTATAGTAATAGTGGCATCAACTCTAGCGGAGCGAATTGAGCGAGGATTATATCCAAGAGATTTAGAAATCGAGACAACAGACGATCTTTTTACCGCACTGTCAATAAACATTTCGTTTGCAAGAAGATGCGCGAGAGTGGCGTTATAGTGAGTATTGTATGCAAGAATATCAATTAAAACCGACAGACCAGAACCATCAAAGTTGTAGTCCGCAAACTCGGTTTGACTTTGTAGATATGTCTTTAGATTTTCTCTAATACCGAAAAAATCTAGTTCGGTAACATTTAATTGAGCCATATTATCTGCTTCTTCTTAGAATAGTTGAAAAATTAAAAGGACCTTCGATACCAAAGACATAAAAAGTAATGTTCACCGAAAAAGCATTTGTATCATATTCAGGAACAACCTCTATATCTTGCGCTCTAACTCGTGGTTCATATTTGTTAATTAATATTTCAAGTTCAAGTTGCAATCTATTGGCTGTAATAACATCGATATTTTCAAACAACAATGCGTATATGGGAGACCCCAATTTTGGCTGAAAAGGACGCTCATAGAATCTAGTAAGCACTAGAGTTTTAAGAGATTGTTTAACTGCATTGACATCATATTTCTTCGCAACATCACCCGTCACAGGATTAGCTGCAAATGAAAGATCGAAGTCCGAGTATATTCTGTTTACTTGTTTAATAGCCATAAGTATATTTATACATTAAATTAGCCTCTGAGACCAGGCATTTGATCAAATTGTCCTAGTTTTCCCCAAGGTTTGTCCCGGTAGAAACTTTGTGCGTCCCCTCTAACTTTTAATGTTGTTGGTTGTCTCAATCCAATGTGAATCCATGGAGCCTTGGATGGGGGGCTGTCCTTTCTGGGTGCCGGTGCCCATTCGTAAAGAAGTTGGTCATAAGGAATTTTTAATCCTGCAATAATATTTGCAACCTCACGGTGTCTACCTCCTACATATCCACAACTTGCAAACTGCATGTCAATACCCCAGCCAACATTATGAGCCGAACCATTTGAGTTTGGTCGTAGAGTTGATGTAATCACAAACCCCGCGCCGAAACGGGCTCTAATTGGGTCAATACAAAGAACAAAAAGATCGCGCAAGTTTTGGACTATTTGATATCCTGTCCATGTTCTACCCGCAGCAAACTTTCGGTCAGGAATTACTGCTTGTTTGCCAAGTGCAGGACTTAAGGCATCTTGTAAAGTGTAATAGTGTGATAGCCTAATAGACTTTGCCATAGCATTGTAGTTGCCAGATGAAGGAATTATTGGTAGCTTATTTCCTTTAAAATCCGTGTCAGTCTTTCTAAGTCCTGCGGCGGGTGGCACTGGAGTTCCTGGTTCAGTAGATGTAGGTGCTCCACCTTCGTCACCCATAAAACTGGGACTGCCGTCGCTGTTCGCTTCCGCACAACCAGGATCCTCATACGGGGATTCGTTCGAGGCCGTTGGTGCAACAGTTTCCGTGGGTTGTGGTTGACCTGGCGCGGGAGCTACTGAAGTAGTAGGAGCCCCTCCCGCCGGCGGAGCGCCCGGCGTTGGTGGCGTATTAGAGTTTGCTACGGGTGGATTTGTTGGTGGTGTTTCTGCCATATATTCCTCTTATGCCAACGATGTATGGGGGTTTAATGCCGTATCGTCGTTGATTGTCGCTTGTTCTGAGAATGCGGTCCCGCCTGCCGAATTTAGAAGCTGGCTGCTACCACCTGAGCCTGCCGATGTAAGACCATCTGGACCACCGATAATAGGGGAGGCAGAGATTGAAACTGGCTTTTCAATAGGAATTGGATTTGCGAGTGTTGCAATCTTAGCGCCAGTTGCTTCGCTTGCTGGATCAGCCGAGTTAGCATTACCGGCGGTTACCGCCGATCCTGGTTCAGTAACAGAAGCAGATGTTGGGCCAGATATTGGAAGATCGTGAGTGCTTCCACCATTAGTACCAGTATCAGTTCCAGTTGCTCGAAGATTTGTGCTACCAGCATTCAGTGTGGAGACATTTGCAGTTGTAACGTCAAGTGTTGGTGTATCAATAGGTGAAGACGCAACAAGAGGTGCCTTAAGATTGATATTTCCTGTACCTTCAACATTGACGGCTGCGCCAGACTTGACGTTGGTTGCTGCCGCAGAGTTGACATTCACGGCATTACCAGACTTGACATTAACTGAATCCGCTGCTTGTGCATTGATAACATTCGCAGACTTGATATTTGTAGAAGCAATCGATTCTGTATTAACAGAACCAGCAGACTTGATATTTGTATTACCAAGCGATTCTATGTTCGTATGTGTACCAGACTTACTATCGATAGTTACTGCGGCTTTGCTCAGGATTGAACCATCTGTGTCTTGATTGATATTGCCAACAGATGTATGATAAGAAACTCCAGATACCTTAACATGATAATCACCCTTAGATGTTACTTTATAACCGCTTGCGGTAAGGTTATGAGTGCCATCAATTGTCGAATTGAAGTTGCCTGCACCATGTATTTGCATATCACCTTTATTATCGTGCGAGAATACACCATCGTTTCTAATGAAGATGCCGCCACCTACGGATAGACCAAAGTGACCGGCAACGTTTAAGTTGAAGTCATTGTGAACATCCATGTTGACCTTACCATTCATAGTAAGATTTGCATCGCCCATAATCATAACATTACATTCACCCGCAACGTGAACATTTGCTCGGCCTTCAATTAAAATATATCCATTGTTATCGATAATTGTATAGTTATCACCAACAACGCGAGTTACTTGTGTTCCGTCAGGACCGATTTCATTAAATGAGCCTGATTTATGAGCGGTGTGAATACGTTCGGCACCGGGGGTATCGTCGATTTCTTGAACGTGACCGGATTCGGATGCAGTAACCTTATTGAACGGATACTGTGCAGCATATGCAGTCTTAGGCTGCGACCAAGAACCACCATTTCTACCCGCTTTCGGAATATCTCTTTTACGAAGAGCATTCTTGGCTGCCGGAGATGCACCAGAACTTAGACTTTCCTGATTTGCTCCCTGTGATGTTGGGTTATTCTGAATATGAGGCGAATTTATGCCAACCGCGAGAGGATTAGTATCCGGTTTACCGCCGAGAGACTTCTTCGGATATTGACCTTTTGGATCGCCGAAGCCGTTTTCAGTATCGTTTGTTACTGGAATATTCGCAGCATCGGGCGGAGCTTGCGTCAATGACTGCGCGGGATCTGCCGCAGCAGGATGTTCGACACTATCTGCTTGTAATGGATTAGTATTCGGTGACGGTGTTGCGATAGGAGGAGCAACTCTCGTGACTTCCTTCTGTGATGATGCAAAGCCCTTCTGGTCCTCAACAATCGTAGTTGTCACTACAGAACCGTCACCGTATTTTTCGGTAACAACAGTTGTTGTAGAACCGTCTGTATTTGATTTACTTGGTCCTTGTGCAGCAACTGGAGTATTGTTACTAAAAGTTTTCTTGACTTTCTCAAGATTTGTAGTATACTCACCCGCGATTCCAGACTTAGCACTTATAAGGTCGTTTGATAGCGCAGTATCTGGCCCAAGAGGAGCATTATTAGTATCTCTAACCCATTTATTATAGTTGAAGATGATGTCTTTTTGTTCTCTCTTTAGAGAAGTAATAACATCAAGCCATGCTTCTGCGGTAGGAAGATCCCACTTAGCTGTTGATGTATCGCCCGCGGAAACCTCTTGCGTCAATTCAACAATGTCTCGCATCGTGGATTCAATTTCGCGAGTTAATTGGGCGTCAATACTTTCCTGCCATTCAGGTCTGTTGAGAGGTATAATGTATTTTGTTCTATCTGGTTGATAGTTTATTGGTTTTAATCCATCGACCTGTATTGCGTAGTTACCCCCAAACGGAATAACTGTGGCAATTATTGGAATCTCTCTGAGTGGCAGCGCCCCACTATTTTGAGGATAAAGAGCATTTCCAAGATTTTGTTCAAACGTTTTAGGAGTTTTCGGAGTATAGTTATTGATACGTTCTTGCTTAATTGCACCGTCAATAGCAGAAATCAGTGTCAAATACTGAGGAGTTTTAGTATCGGTCTTATCAATTAAGTTTACAGACGCAATGGGTGTTCCCTTGGTAGATAGTGTAACTACGCCGTTTGATGCTGTCCATTGATATGAGACTTCTACTGAACCGTATGTTGTCTTCATTGGATTAGGATCGACAGGTGGTGAAGAAGCCTGTGTTGGTCCTCCTACCGCTGCCGCAATTTGCGTAGAGGGTAGTGCAGGAACTGCGTCCGCAGATGCCGCACCAGTTTGAGGAGTCGGAGGAACAGACGCGGGTGATACCGGCAAGAACGACGAAACAATTTCACCTTCTGCTGGCTTTTCGGTTGTGGTAGGTGAAGAGCCGCCCAACATTCCTGAAACATTTGATGCTGCATTCGACAACGCACTTGTAACGTTGCCCGTGGCAGAGTTGAGTGCTCCTTGTGCGTTACCAGCTATACCCGAAACTGCACCAGTTGCCGCTGATACCGCGCCAGTAACATTTGATACCGCAGAAGCGCCAAGGGCGGCAGCGGCGGCAGATGGATCTTTTGCACCTGCTGTTATCGCGGTGAGATTATTAGCAAGAGCAAGACCGGACACTGCGGTCGAACTGGAATTGAGTATGCCACTTGCTGCCGCAGATGCTTGTTTCTTCAATGATTCCATCGATGCAGAACCGGCACTACTAATCAGAGAAGTCAATTCTGGTTTACTTACACCGATTGCACTAATAGAGGCTGCTTTTGCTTGCTCGAACTTATCAAGCAATCCAGGTTTAGCACCTGTTTGTTCTATTAGCGTGGTATTGAGTGCTGGAATAGCTGCACCCACGTTCCCCATCTTATTAGTTTCAGATGCAATCAGATCAGAAATTTTTGCGGGGTCAGTGACGCCATCGATTGCCGCACGAAGAAGTGCAGTTGCACCCGGAGGACACATACCGCGACGATTTAGTTCGTTGATTACCGCAGTCTGTGAATCGTTGGCTAGACCAAAACCGGACTTTAGAGATTCACCAATAAAACTTAACGATGCTGGATCAACTTTGCCGCTTGCACCGGCTGCACCAAGCGCAGTACCTACCGCTTCTGTGGCAGTATTTTCAACATCGGCTGCTAGTGAAGTAATCTGTTTTGCAAGCGATGTATTAGATACCTTGCTTACCGCAGAGGTTATACTATTTTTAGACGCAAGACTACTAATAGATGGAACTTTGCTGGTAACTCCGCTAACTTTAGATGAAATGCCCGATATAGATTTCAGTGCTGAAGTAGTATTTGCTGGCAATATACTTGACGCCGCGGCCAATGCATCTTTAGCCTTATTGATTTCGCCAAGTTTATCTTTAATTGTTGATGCTGCAATTCCTAGTCCGGCTTCTAATATTCCACCGACATCGGCAGGAATAATTCCATTCTTAATGAGACCCGAAATAACTCCATTTACATTTTTGCCAGATAGAACATCTGCCAAATCTTTAGCAGTTTCTATTAAGGCTTTGGTGCTGATTTCTGTGGTCGGCGCTCTTACACCGGATTTTAATAATGGCTTATCACTATTGGTTTCTTTTGGTTTTTCAGCTACCGCGTTATATCCAATATCGTACCAATACTTAGAATTGATGCCATCTGAATTGGATTTGATAACACCTTGGGCAAAACTAATAGCATCATCTAATTTTCCACAAAGGGCGACGGAAAGTAAGCCTGCTACAGTTTCCTTAGAAGTGTCTGCGTTTACAATCTTTGCATTACTTAAATCTACGTATGCCTTCTTTAGATAATAATAGGCTGCTTTATCTTGCATTTCTTCCGATGTCACGAAAGAAATCATACTTCTTACGGCAGCCTCATGGTTCAGAGGAATAGGATTGTATAAGAAGAAATACTGGATATTATTGCCGGCTTCTCTCTTGTAAGGCGCGAAGTCATATTCACCCGCAGTATCTTGAACTGCCTCTGCGTATGACTTAACTCTTTCGGCGGCACCCGGGCGACTGCCATTAATCTGAATACAATCTTCTGCCCATTCTTGTATTTCTGGTTTTAGAAAATCGATATCAATAAGTTGTGATATCGACATTCTATATGCACCGTATTCACCTCTGTTGTGAACTTTGCGCCATAAGTTTCTCTTACCACCGACAACATATTTTCTAGAAATTGCTTGCTGACAGGCTGTAAGAACTTTTACACAATCCTCTTTTGTTAGTTTACCGGGCGAACCGATGTCTGGCAAAATTGCCGCTGTCGTTTGATATCCAGAACTTGCCTTGGAAGTTTCAATTGTAGTAGGAATAGCCTTCAATACTTCAGTTGCTACCTTGGAAACATTTGCTGGAACATCCGCAATTTTTAATGCGCCGGTAATTACTCCAGAAATATTTCCGTTTGATGCCGCGTTAAGAATGTTTAAACCATTTGATAATAATTTGGCAGTAGGTTTATCGATAACTCCACTCTTGCTAAGAGTTGACAGTAACTTATTTGCATTAGAAACTGTATTTCCAGGTAGAGATGACGAAGAGACGTTAATCTGTTTGGTTAAACTATTTGCCCCGGTTTTTGTTAGCAAGCCTACTGCCGCCAAGCCACTAGTTACCGCAGATAAACTTGGAGTTTTTCCTTGCTCGATTGTGTTTGCTAGAGACAAACCCGACTTAACTGCTTTGGCTTGATCTCTCGACAAAACGCCAGCAGAAGAGAGTGCATTTACCGTTGACGATAAATCAGGAAGTTTACCAGTTTTGACAGACTTGACTGCCGATGTAATTAGACTGGTTGCTTGTAATAATGACATTAAATGCTCCGATTATGCTTTAGCAGACAACATTGCTGGTGTATATTTTCTAGAGAATTTTTCAACTTTGTCAAAATTTTCTCTACCAAAGGCAGAACCTGTGCTAAATCCGGGTCTGCCACCCGTTGCATCTGTAAGGATTCTATTTGCTTCACTCTGACTACTCGCGGATTTTCTACCTCGGACTACCCATCCTCCCAATTGCTTGGCCTGATAGAAGGCAAAGAACGCTTTAACTGCGACATCCTGATCGGTAATAAGTAAATCTGGATTAGCTATGATATCGACACCAATAATTTGTTTAATTGCCTGGAAGTTTGCTCTACCTGTCAACTGATTTAGACCTTTACCTCTATAGTTCCATCCGTCGTTTCCGCCTTTGTTACCATTTTTGGTAGCATAAACGTAGTTCGCCAGACCCTGTGGATTACCGACATATTTAACTGCGCCTTCATTCTTGAAAACTTTTCTAATTCCTGCTGCGCTATATGCCATATCCTCTGCCTGTGGCTTAAGACCACATTCTTTTTCAGCGAGTGCGACAAATGCTATACACATATAGTCATCATAACCAAGACTTTTTCCTGTCTGGAAAATCTTTTGAGCCATATTTTTTGCACTACCGGATACTTGAATATCTTGTGCGCCGCCTGGTGCACCTGCTGGATCAGAAGCACTGTTGCCACCTGCTGGTGCGCATGGATCACCTGCCGGACCGCCAGGTACCGCACCGACCGTGCCAAAAAACATGGGGTGCTGGCCGTCTGAGCCATCTGCAAAGAAACCTACGACCCACGTTCCGGTCACTACGCCGTTCGCCGAGCCGCCGACCCCAGATATTGAGGGATTATTTGCGGGCATAATTGGGACAGCCCACGGCAAATCTTCTGTCGGTAGTAGCTCCGTGCTATCTATGTGATAACCCATGATACGAACACGGCATCTTCCGATGCGTAAAGGATCGTCGCGATCTTCGACCACGCCGAACCACCAGTAAAACTGGCCAACATTATTAGTTGTTCTATTATCCATCATAGTATAAGTAACTCCATTAATCTATTTATTTGCTTGGAGCCGGGGTTGGAGCCGGTGAAGGAGGATTAGTTGTTGCTGGCGCGGCGGCAGGAGCAGCCGATGCTTCTTCGGCTACAAGTTCTTTCAAATAAGAATCCTTAGCAATTTCGCAAATCATATTGTGTCTCAATTTTGTGATTTGGTGATGTATCGCTGTTATCATATAATATCCACTTATCCATATATCTCTAACACTGTCCTCATCCGTTTCACCGTTTCTACCAGACCCCACGGAAGGATAATCAAAATCTACAATTGTGCCAACTTCCATGTCTGTTCTACCAGGAATAGTAATTTTCATTTTCATGGTAGAAATGTCGGAAAATAGACTATTTCGTTGTTGAACATATTTTTCAGGATGAAGATTCATCAATTCCGGGTCTGCGCTATCTAGAACACCCGGATGTATTGTTTCAATAAAAACTTTACTGTCGGATGAGCGAATGACTGTAGCCGGAAAAATTGAATTATATTTCTTACTTTCATCCAGAACTAGACCCGCTTGACCCGGCTCAGATTTATAACTACCTAGATGAGGATATTTCTGAAACTCAAACCCATGGTCATATGCCGTGGGCACATATTCTTTCTTTACTACATCTAATGTGAAAAGAGAGCTTGCGAAATGCCCTAAGTCTTGACCTTTAAGAATATCGACGTTTGATAAAAACTCTAGATTTTCAACGTGAGAATATGCCAAGCGAATTGCATTTTCTCCTAGTTGTTCTGCCTCATATTTCTTACGATACTTCAACTTCGACATAATAAAGCCAACGGACATCTGTGATCTAATTAGGTCGTTTATAGAACACATGTAAAAACCTTTGGTAGTCTCATAAAATAGAAACGTCGGAGCATCGGTAACATTTGTTCCTAATGCTCGTTTTGATAGATAACCCATTATTTGAAATGGTGTCCACATAGGAGGTAATAATGAAACCTTAGAAGTATGTGGGGTATCACCTATAGTAAAGTCAGATCTGGGAGCAGTTGCCGCTGTGTTTTTATCGTTCAAGTATCTAGGAATATCCTTGAACGAATCCTCAAAAACTTTTGCTGCTATTTCATCTGTTGTGCCTTCATACTTCTGGCACAAATATGAAATATTATCTACCATACCTTCTATCGAAATGAAGTGCAGAGAATACAATTGCTCTTTGTCTTCGTTCGACAAAAATCTATTCTTGATGGCATATACAGCAAATGATTTTTGTATTTTATTTGTTGGGTCGTAGGGCGCCTGAGCTAACTGAGGAGTAGAAATATCCAGAGTTAATATTTCGTCGCCTATCAAAGGAACCTTTTCTATCAAGTTTTGTGTGTCACGGATAATCACATTTCCATGTAAACAAGGAGAAAACATATCTTCATAGATATTGATTTCGACCACGAAGTCTCTAATATCAATAATGCCACCGTTGGTAACTAACAATACCTCATTGTAAATAACATCACCCGCTTTTTGCAGAATCGCAGGATTCAGGTCAGCAAAGGCCGACTCATCGAAGTCTTGTTCGTTCGTAAAAAGATCCTCATCACCTTCATAATCACCACTCGCACCACCTCCACCAAATCCGCCGCCGCCTGGTACAATATTTCCTAAAAAACTAAGAATTCCCATTATATTACCTTGAAATCAATGTTTGGAATTTGGTTACGAATGAGTTAAGATACTTAGGTTCTAAAATCTGGACTTCTCTCTTAGCATCATTCAGTATTTCTTCATATTCGATATTCGTAACTGCGATTTTATTTTCAGTATAACTAGATTGTACCGTGATGCCCTCATCGTTTTCATAGTGATGAACATCGTATAATTCTTCCAGACCGCCATATTTTAGTTTGCTATATTCAATCAAATCTGCACCCGACTTAGGCCATTCTTCTCTAATGTCAACGATGTTATTTAAAATCATAATAACCCAGTGATATGTAGGTGAACCATAATATAAGTCACTGACTTGCTCAACTGTGTATCCTTCAGGAATAGTTACCGTCTCTAGTTCTGAATAGTGTGTCGAAAACGTATTTGTATAAACTCGTCTGAAAATATCTGTGACATACTTATATTCATTTCCAATTTTAAGTATATCAGATGGAAAGTTGCTAAAATATGACATAATTAATATCCCAGCTTTGAGCGTTTGTTTGTAAGAGTTTCGAGTTCGGTAAATTCGAGTCTAATGGTTGCTTCTGTTGGCATACCGTTAGTTCCTTGAAAAGTGGTGAACCCATCTGCGCCATAATCGATATTCATTCCTGTCAGGGCACAATTTGATATTCTTCTGACCCAGGTGTTTTCTGCGCCAGACTTATGATAGATTACAATTAAAAACTCTGATGGATAAATTAAAAATACGCCAGCATTACTAGGTTCTGGATGCATATGTTCAAGAAATGTCCCAATAATACCACCGACGCCACCCCTGGCCTCCGATTTACCAAAAACTGTTAAACCTTCTTCATATGTTCTGGGTGCAAATTTATATTCAA